AATCTCTGCTATTTCTGCACAAGTTTGACCGCCAACATACCAGCGACCCCAGGCTTCTGCGTTTTCTTTTGAAAGGATCGGAAACAGTTGGGGGGTGTTCTTCTTTAAGTTGGTAAGGTGTTCACGTACTGTCTGAACAGCAATCTTTAGTTTCAAAGCAGTCTCTTTCTCTGTTAGCCCTTCAAAGTCATGGTGGCGACAGCGGTACACTTCTTCTTGCTTTTCTGTTATCAGACGTTTCATTACGGTTTTTATCTTAATCCCTTTCGGCGTTGTTCTTCGGCGAGCAATAATCGTCTTACTGCGATTGTAATCTTTTTAGCATTTTTCAAACCAACACTACATAAAAGAGCATCGGCTTTTTTATCGGCTGCCATAGCTACCTCTATTTTACTTAGGTTTTTCATTCTGTAATATCCTCATGATCTCCATCTTCACCTGTCATTGTCATGCCATCAAAAGTTATCTTGTACCACTGTTGAAACTCAAACCCGCAAGCACGACATATTACCTCTTGACAAAACTGGTCTCCATGCCAGTCCCTGTCAAAATACATCAAACTACCACCACATTCCGGGCAATGGTCTTCATTTATACCCATTTTAGCTTTCATTTTTGTGTCTCCTATTAAGGGTTATCATTCTATTAAGTCTGTGCTGCACGGTAACGGCTGTCGGCAAATCCGACAATGATAATGTAGAGCCTCGGCGAAATAACGCCTGCCCGTACAGCACAGTATTAAGAGAAGGATTACTGCTTCCGTTTCCACTTGATCTCGACATCAACCGGACGGACGTATTCGCCACATAAATTACAGTAATCTATGCCCGTCTTGACATCGACCGCTCTTTGGTCTCCAACACTTGTTTTCACCAGTAGACTATCATCATGGAGAAAATAATCCCCCATTGACAGGCTCGCAAAGTCCACGCCTTGCATCTTAAATTTTGGTTTTGGTGTTACTTTCGTACTCATTTCGCTTCACCTTTCTGTTTTATGGTTATCATCTTCTACTTTGACTGTGTTTTCTGGGTCGTTTATACCAGGATCAAGAGCAAATGCTTCACAAGCATCTATCCATGCAGCCTCTTCATCACTCCCCGTTCCACGTATTTTAATAGTAAACTCGTATGTTTTCATTTTCTTGTCTCCCATACAGTAACACTATTGTTAATCTATAACTATGTAATTAGGATATAAGTCGCCAATACTTTCTATTGCCATAAATGTTATCATCGGGCAATGATAGCGATCATGGAAACATACCATTATTTCTTCTATTAAATCATCAAATAGTCTTTCAAGTCTTTGTCGTTCGACTTTATTGCGTTCGTCCATTCTTATATCCTCTAACTATGTTAAGGGTTTCAATTCAATGCCTCGATAAGCATTTATTCTTCGTCTGTTAGTGTTTAACCGTATCGTATCTATCTGATGTATCGTTTGAAACAACAGTTTACTAAATAATGTTATATGCGCCCGTGTTGATTCTGTACTATGCTCACAATAGTTCTGGTACAGATCTTTTTTACTTATTATTAGCCGACTATCATCAAGCACACAATACGTCCCAAGCCATTCACCAAATTCCCGCTGTTGCTGTTTCCAGTCATTAATGTTGTTCATTTTTGCTCCTCCAATAAAACAACATAGTCGTGTTCACGGCCACAAATACAGCATATAGGATACACGTCCCATTCTGTATTGGCAAATATGGGATCAATGACACGGTTTGGGTTTTCTATCCCATCTGGCAAACAGTCAATACAGTATATTTCATGTTCATAAGCAACAGCACTATACTCACACGAATTCATCTTACTGTCCTCCAACTATGTTAAAGGTTATCTGATTATTTCCATTGTAACTTCTGCTGGTAAACTATCACCCTCATTCGCTAAATCCTCAATCCATGTTGCTGCATTACCCCAGTAATTAAATAGTCTCTTGTATGTTGTGCCGTCTTCCAGTATTACCTTTACTAATACTTGATACATTTTATTTCTCCTAAATCATTCTCTTTATTATACCATATTCGATATGGCTTGTCAACCTTCAATCCCGCAGGTATCAAGAAATTTCTGCCGGTCGAATTGTGGGTTGTTGGCTGCAAAGTAGTCAGCCAAATCCTTCACTAATTCTTTATGATACACGAAATTTGATTTTGGTGTACTACAATAAAATTGATGGTAGTGCGTATTCTTTACAATAATCTCTGCTATTGCTTTATAGTATTGTTTTGTAAACATGTTCATACCTCCAACTATGTTAAAGTTATTGTTCTTTTTTGGCTTTGGCTATAGCATTTAGTATTGGTAAAATTGGGAACGTTTTTCCCTTGATGTTTCTCATTTTTTCGATTGCATATTCACACGCTGCCAACAAATCAGGAGCGGCAGCAATAAGGCGGACGTTGGCTTCTGCTTCTATAGTTGTGTGCATATCGCTTGTCTCGCTGTGGTCATGCACTTCGGCTATAGATAGCCGACCTTCACAAGCTGTTACGATAAGTCCCTCAGACATCCACGTTCCCGGCGTATGTTTACTTTCGCTCATTTTATTTCTCCTAAATCATTCTCTTTATTATACCATATTCGATATGGCTTGTCAACCTTCAATCCCGCAGGTATCAAGAAATTTCTGCCGGTCGAATTGTGGGTTGTTGGCTGCAAAGTAGTCAGCCAAATCCTCAATGGTATCTGGATGCAAACAGGGTAATCCGTTACTGCCTTGTGCTATATCCTCAATACATATTCTGGTTGTATTTGCCTTGATAATACTTGCTATTGCTACATAGTGTTGTTTTGTAAACATTTTCGTTCCTCCAACTATGTTAAGGGTTATCATTCATTATCATTATTCTACCATATCCGGTTACGGTTGTCAAGCATTATTTTCTGGTACATCGACAATTTTTACGTAATATGTAGTCCGAGCGTAACACATAATACGTGCCACACTTAATACACATGCAATACCAGTATTTATTTCGGTTATTTGTGGTACAAACGACTGTTTTATAGCCTGGTTTTTGTGCCCACTTTAGCTTCTGTGGTACATACTTTTGGAGTTCTTGTATATCCGCTGGACGCTTCACCCACAAATTACCGATCAATTTATTTGTCAAATCTGTATATTTCATAATTTCACGTACCACAATTCTTTCATATTTGCTATTTGGTCAGATTTTGTGCCTACGGATACCTATGGTGGTCTGCCTTATAACCCCTGACCTACCTATGGTTAGTTTCGCCGTATATTGCCTATAGGTATAATATAATGAAGTTAAAGACAGGTGTACTTATGTCACTATATTATAAACTAATCCCTACATAAAATTATAATCAGGTATATACTACTAAAGGAGTAGATAAATAAAGTAAAGTAAAATTTCCCTATAGAGGGAGGTTTAGGGTATAGGGTGACACAAAGTCACTTGCCTATAACCTCATTATATATACTTGTAGCCCCCCTATACTGAAAATCTGCCATAGGTAGGTCGGTGGGAGGGAGGCAGTCCACCAGTAGGCAGCATACGGCATTCCATGATAATCGTGTAATTCATACTTTGTAAATACGATAGCATACGGATATTTCTGATTGCTGTTTTGTACTGATAATATATCTAAGTCCCTTAAATGCGTTAAAGACATCATCGGGATTTGCATATAGTTTAGCAATAAGTTGTCCATTATGGTCTTCGATGTATACCCACTTCATTTTATTCTCCTAATTTTGGTGCTGATTTTCAGGAACCCCACACTCGACACCTGCAAAGAACGTGCTATCGCACACCTGATACTGGCCCTATCGGTGTTCGTCCACTGAGCGGCCTGCTGGAGGCCTTAACACCTATTGCCACACTTATGGCAAGTATCGCCATAAATAGGCGACCATCGCCAAGGTTTTACTTGTTGGCCATGTTCAAATTTTACTTCTTTTATTGCACAGGTATCGCAGAGGATACGAGTAATCTTCGGCTTGCCTGTTCTTGGGTTTCCATTATAATATGCCATACCTCTATCCTTTTAGAGTAAAGCCATGTACGCCAACACAGCCAGCCTGATTATGGTTCGCCAGTTGATCATAGATTGCACCATAGTTGACTTTTGAGTATATCGCGGCTGTCAGTTAATATCTGAACGATTTCTTTATGTTTTTTCTTAAACGCTGATGTATTTCCGTCATTCCAATACTGTTTTAATTGTTTAACATCGGCTTCGATGTTATCAAATACGTTTGTTGCTGTTGGTTTGCTTTGCATTCTCTTGCTCCTATTAAGGTTATCATTAAGTCCGCCCTACAACAGGTAGGACGGTATTAAGGGAAATTACAATAGTTTACGGACAGCCCGTTCCCAGGAAAACAAGGCTACTTCTCCAAGGACTTGCTTTAATACATCTTCGGCCAGTGCCGATACACCATCGTCATAGTCAACACCTACGTCTCGGCGTGAATTTTCTGTTTCAGTAACGACACGTACCATATCATTTTCAAAGTTAAGTGAAATAGTTAGTACTATCATTCTCTTGCTCCTATTAAGGTTATCATTGTCTTTAGCTCTTCGATTGCTTCTACTGGATCGAGTATTTCAAGACGGACACGTTCCAGGATTATGTCGCATTGCCGGTCAAGTTCTTGCTGTTCCATTCTCTTGCTTCTATTAAGGTTAAACCCATAAGCCCTGGTCTCGCAAGGCCAGGGCTTGCAGGTTTTATCTACGTGTCATAGAACACCTCACTTTCATAAACAATATAGTATATCAAATTCTACACGTCCTGTCAAGTATTTTTCTACCTTTTCTAATATTTTTTCGTTCAGATTGTGCATACGTTCTGCTCTACCTACCAGACGATTGCAGGCAGTACACAACAGACCGCGTGCTTCACCGCTGTAGTGGTCGTGGTCAATATCGAAGTGCTGCTTGCTGTAGTTGTCCTGCCTGCCACACATAGCACAACGTCCGTCTTGTACGGCATACATCAAGTTATAGTCTGCTATGGTCGTGTTGTACTTATGCCTGTAGTGTAATGTTCTCATGTTCCTTGCTTGTTGTTGTTTATCCTTCATACCTACATTATACGTGATACGTTCATGTAGTGCAAGAACAATCTCATATAATGTCCATCACATGTGTCACTCTATAACCATGCACACATGTGGACGTTAACCTATGTTAACCATGCCTATGGAGTTAACCATCTGCTATGTCTGTGGCAGGCAGCGACCTGTGTCCTATAACCAAGACCGGGGGTAGTACCCTTGCATCTGAGTTCAAGAGTCCCGTGACCACCCTTTATCGGCAATCCTCGACGAGCATAAAATCAGTGTTAGATGATTGATTAACAGGTTATGGGATCCCCAATAGAAAAATAATATTTTTATTTTGAAATACGTTCGTAAAGGGAGTAGCTGGTGCATACTTATAGAAGGGGATATACGTTTTGCTCAAGGAGACCGATAATGCACCCGATCATTAAACGAAACTGTGAGCGGATAAGGCATCATTCTACTGAGATACGCAGTGCCCAGGAAACTCTGCGGAGATCAGTAGAAGCCGTTGTTAAGGCCCAAAGGACTCTATGTGGAGCGATTAAAATCGCTGTCGAAGAAGGAGTCAAGCTGGAACAGTTGTATGTTTAAGTTGTTCACTGTTATCGCAGGGGTCTTAATATTAATCCGCTTGATCCAGAAGGTCAGGCAATATGTCCGGAGTCGTCGTGAAATATAAACAATGTTATACGTGTAAGAATGAGTACCCGGCGACTAAAGAGTATTTTCATCACAATAAGATAAATAAAGGTGGTTTGTCGGGTTCATGTAAATCATGTAAAAGGGAGTATTCTAAGAGAAATCCACGCCGTATAGAACAATCGAGGCAATGCAATCTTAAACAAAAGTTTGGTATTACTTTAGACCAATACGATCAGATGTTTGAAATTCAAGGTGGGGTTTGTGCAATATGTGGCAATGTTGAGACACACAAAAACCATTATGGGATTGTTAGGTTATCTGTGGATCACAACCATAAGACAGGGAAAATTAGAGGTTTATTATGTAATAACTGTAATACTGGATTGGGACATTTCAAAGAAGATCCAGGATTAATGCTAAAAGCAACAAATTATATTATCGAAGCCCAAGGAGAATGAGCTGAAAGCTGAAATACAAAGCGACGGATTCCTGTATATTAGTCCTGAAATAGAACTTGAGGCGTACGCACTGGAGCAGTGGTGTGCCAGGAATAAGTACGATGCTGATTGGCCGAACATCGTGGTTAGTACTGATTTACCGAAGTCCAATAAAGTCCAGATCCTTGGTGTGGATGTTCTGTTGGTCGGTCAAGAATACTGGGTGAGTGCTGATCAGTTTTGTGCTCTGGAGGAAATTTATGTAGCGCGGTATCCGGGTTACAATACAGGAGTAGAGGTTGGCGTAATGAGACATAATGGTAGACCAATTATCTATAAACCGGAGATGGATTAATGGATGCAGGACAGATATACGATAATCTGGAAGAATCCGCTAAAGATATGCCAAGAGAAGAATTTTGTCGTCGGTTCAATGAAGCCAACGACCAGAAGTTGATGCAACGTGATTTGGCCCGGATTGTGGCTGGCAAACGGGAGAAGCGGATAGTTGATCGTGCAGTGGGGGGACAGAACTGATGACTTGGCGAGAAGCGTATAGACGAGTTATATCGAATTGGAAAACGAGAAACTGGATGAAAACTCAGGACTGGCCCAAACCTCGGTATCAGGTTCTTACCTGGAAAGAATACTATGCAAACGGCATGAGCCATGAGAGGAGATAAAAATGAGTCAAGAATTTTTCATTAGCGATAACGCAGGTAACAGGACGGCTCCTGGATGTGAGGCTGCTGATCCGATACTCGCGTCCGGGCAGAATATTATTTGCCCGGTTCAAAATTTGGACCATGAGGTAGATGTTGTAGCTGGTGCGTCCTATGCTCTTACTGCTTTAGTTGGCCCCCATATTTTTGGTATTGCATCAATAGATACTTCTGATGCAAATGGTATTTGGGCCTGTGGTGAAGGCAAAACGATTATTATTAAAATTCCAATCCCTTATACAACTCTATATTGTCAGACACCGGATACAACTGCCTTTCATAGAGTTATTCTAAGACGACTAAAGGATTAAGAAAATGAGAGTTTGTATTGTTGATTCAAACGGAGAGCCACTTAAAACTGAAATTAATTTGAACGATATCGTTGATGTTGTAGTTGATACTGCTGTTGAGGCGGATATACTTAAGTATAACGGTAATGGGGTGTGGGAATCAGGTCCAGCTCCAGCTCCTTCTCCGGTTTCTTATAATGATCGCGGTGATCCTTCGTCTTGGGATTTCTCTAAGACTGATTTCACTGCTGACGGAGGTTATCACGTCTTGGATTTGTCAAGTAAAGTGCCGGAAGGAACAACTCTGGTTCATCTTTTAGTTCATGCTCTTACGGCTTATAATAATAGTTTAATTATATTTCGTAAAAACGGAAACATAAATGACGTCAATAGGGAAATTATATATGTTCGTCATGGCAATAATACTTATCTTGAAAGTAAGTGGGTTGCTTGTGATGCCGACAGAAAAATAGAGTATTGGACGACTGATGTAGTTTGGGTTTCTCTGGATGTAATGGTTCGAGGTTGGTTCAAATAATATGGGTTCCGGACTTGTTGATATAAAAGCCGATGATTGGTTTGGTGTTAGACGTAATTTCCAGAAGATCGGCAAAAATTTTCTTGGACCTCGTGCAGAACCTGAGTTCGCCGGTGTCACATTGTCAGGTCTCACTGATAATGCCCTGGTCTATCCCGTTAGCGGTGCACTCACTTCACTCGCTGTAGCGACTAATGGGAAGGTACCTATAGGCAGCACAGGTGCGGCACCTGTATTAGCTACGATCACAGGGACGGCCAAGCGAGTGACTGTCACTAATGCTGCTGGCTCTATCACGTTGTCACTTCCACAGGATTATGATACTGGAGCGACTCCCATACTTGCTGGACTTACAATTACTAATGCAATAACGGAATTTTCTATTGATGGGACATTGGGAGGTAACTCTGATTCTGCATTGCCTACAGAAAAAGCAGTAAAAACTTATGTAGATTTGTCTATTGGTGCAGCAAAGGATTATTTTCTATCGGACAACGACGATGTTGGTATAGCCAATTATCATATATTGCACCAAACAGATACGGGGGAAGCAGCGAGTGATGAAGAAACTGCTGCGATGGATGAAGGTGACGACCAATTGATGTTCAGTTTTATTACTGCCTCTGGTGTACCCGGTGTCACGTTCTTGAGGTCAGGTGTATATGTTTTACATACGCATTTAGCAAGAACAACAGGAAACAGACCAACTACATTTTACTGGACATTAAGCAAATATGCGTTAAATGCTGACGAAACGGTTTTGATGACTTCTGAAACATCATCTGCGATTCCTGGTTCAATGGCTTCATTTATCACTCATGCAGTATTAAGTTCTGATGCAACTATCTTAACTACCGATAGATTGGTTCTTAAACTACACGCTAATGTTACTGGCGGCGGTCAGAATTCTATAATCACCATATATATGGAAGGTACAAATGATTGTCACATTACTAATCTACTTCCAAGTAATATATGGCAAACTCAAGATGATGGATTAGATTCTCTTGCGGGGCTAACTTATGCTGCTGCCAGTTTTATTAAGATGACAGGGGCCAATACTTTTGCCTTGCGAACAATAGGGGAAACCGCTGATGACCTCGAAGGAACAATAGACCACGACCAACTTGCAAATGGCGGAGCACATGATTATGCTTATATATCTGGTAACGATGGTGCTACTGGAGTAACTGCTGCTGAATTAGAAGAACTCTCAGATGGAAGTGAGACTACACTACACAGTCATGCCGCTGGTGGTGCTCATACACATGATGGGGATACATTACAGTTCGATGGGCTTAATAGTGATGGAGGGGCTTTCCCCATAACAACCAGTGGGGTTATAACAATAAACGCCGGAACTAATCAGGTAAGAATGAACCCCACTGTAAATTCTGGGACAGATGCTGTTCTTAAAACAGGTAATGTTACAACTACTTTAGGTTGGTGTGCTTTACGTGCTGGCGGGGCCAATATTAATCTATCCCAGATACAAGCCCTTAATACTGGTGCAAGTAGTTCTACTGCCGGAGGTGGTTTTATTGTTAGCTCCGATGATGGTGCAGCAATGGCTTCCGGCCATAGACTTGGGTATTTCTTATTCAATGGTTCTCAATCCGCTGCTGCCACCGCTAATGGCGGTGGCATAGTTGGTTATGCCGATGGTAACTGGACAGCGGGAACTTCATATCCTACTAAATTTGCTTTTGAGGTTTGTGCTTCTGGGGCGACTACGCGAACAGAGAGACTAACGATAAAAGCTACTGGATATATTGGTATATCAGAAACTGCTCCGGTTACTTTATTGGAAATGACAGGGGCTAATCCCACATTAACTCTACACAATAGCAACCATGAGGACGGGGATAATACCAGAAAATGTAAACTTTCTTTTAGGGGAGAACAAACTGGAGGGGAAGAAACTATCCTTGGTGTTATAGAGGCTTCTCATCATGGAGTAGGAGACGATCAAAAAGGGTCTATTCTTTGGCGTACAAATGACGGAACCGATGGAACATCTCCTTCGTTTAGAATGTTGTTAGATAGTTCTGGCTTTTTGGGTCTTGGAACCTCAACACCATATAATAAACTCCACGTCAAAAGCACCGCAAGTGGATACGGTATTACGCTTCAAAGTAATAGTGTTGCTGCTGATAGTTACATCGGTTTGAAATTCCTTATGTCCACCTCTGATTCTACTGCTCCTGTATCTTGGATTAGGTGTTATCGAAGAACCGGAGTTAGTGACATTGATATGCACTTTGCAGTTGGAGGCAATGACCGTTTAGTTCTGGACGATGATGGTAGTGTCACTTTAGGCACCGTTGTAACGGGGACTTGGGCGGCAACTGATGTGGCTATTGCTCATGGGGGTTCGGGACAATCGACAGCACAGGCAGCTATAGATGCTCTTACACAAGTAAGCGGGGCAACTAATGAGCATGTATTAACTAAAGATACTGGTACTGGTCAGGCTACATGGAAGGCCGCTGTAGGGGCTGATGCTTTCACAGTAAAAATAGATGCCGCCGCTATAGCTGGGTATATTGGAGCGGCTAACAATGATGGGGTATTAAGAACTGGGACGGGGTTATCTTATACAGATGGTGGTAATTTTGTTACCCTTAATATCGCGGATATTGGAGCAGCAGTTTACAATGATGCTGTACAAAATGCGGCGAATGCAGATTGGACAGAACTTGCTTTTAATCAAGAACGCTGGGATACCGACACAATCCACGATAATTCGACAAATAATACAAGACTTACTTGTAAAACTGCGGGTAAATATGTAATAACTGGATGTTTTACGTTTCCGGCAAATGCAGTGGGGGAACGTGGTGCAAGAGTATACTTAAACGGTACTACTACTATTGCAATGTCACAGTCACTTGCAAGTGCTGCTGATTCTCGCATGAATATTACAACAATATATAATCTGGGAGTTAATGATTATGTTGAGCTTGGTGGTTATCAAGATAGTGGTGGGATTCTTGTTATACCAGTCACAGGTAATTATTCACCGGAATTTAGGATGCAAAGGATTGCATAGGAGACATAATGGCAAAGAAAGAAAACCACAACAAAAAGAATCCAAAAAACTTGACGCCACAAGGTGTGGCGAAAGCTGCTACCGCTGAACTCACTAAAATGATCAAGGATATTGGTAGTGAATTTCACACGGTGGACGATGAAGGTAGGCCGCTTACTAAGATAGAGACACTGGCCCGACTCGTATGGGATAAAGCCCTTGGTTATAAGGTAGAAACTGTGACAGCCGATGGCGTTAAAGAGACAACTATTCCTCCTGATAAAAGCTTCATCGGCATGATCTGGGATCGACTTGAAGGTAAGGTGACGCCAGCTGTTAAGGACTCTGGTAGAGAGAAGGCGAAACTTTCTGATCGTGTAGCGGCACAAAGTAAACGAAGATTAAATCAGATGTCCAAGGAAAAGAAAAATGAAAATTAATTTAACTCCAATGATAGAAAATGATAAAGTGCAGATATGGGCTGATATATTTTCTGAAGATGTTCATGGTAATAGTTTTGGTTTGTCTGCGAAACCGGCAAGTTTTGAGCGACGGGCATTATTTACACAAGATAAAGGCAAGGGACCACTTTTAACCATATCTAAAGAAGAGGCCATAAAACTTGCTAAAGAAATATTGAGAATGACTTCTAATGACTAACGCGTTAGAAAATTTACGACCAAGTTTATCGACGCCATTTCCTAACATGCCTCGGTTCTATAAAGATCCGAAGACGAATATAATGATTCCGAAGCAAGAAGCTGAGAATATAGAGTGGCGTGAACAAGTCATTACCGATGCTGAAAACGATAAAGGCTATCAGAACGACCTGATGGCGATGTGTAAGGATTCGCTACAACTATGGATTAATCTATTCTCGTGGACTTATCACCAGATGGACGTAGAAGATGGTGAGCGTGTTATCTCGCAGAATGCAGATGCACCATTTATTTCATGGGAAATTCAGGATGATGCTTTTGACCGATTACTTAAGTGTTTGAGTATGCTTGATCCTGATGACCCCAGTAGAAAAGCTGAAGATATTCTGTTTGATAAGTCTCGTGATATGGGTGCCAGTTGGATTTGCATAAATTTCATTCACTGGTTGTGGTTGTTTAACGAAGGTAGCCAACTTCTTGAACTTTCAAGAGTGGAAGACTATGTAGACAAAGCTGGCAATATGAAAGCTTTATTCCAGCGACATGATTATATCAATCAGTGGCTTCCTGAGTGGATGCTTCCACCCGATTGTCAGTATGGTCGACGTTACCGTACTAAGATGCACATGAAGAATACCTTAAATGGTAACTGCATTGATGGCGAGTCAACTACTAAACATGCTACTTCCGGTGATAGACGGTTAGTAGGACTTCTGGATGAGTTCTCCAAAGTTGAGAACGGTTCCGAAATGCGTTCTGCTACCAGAGATGCGTGTTTGATGAGAATCATTAATTCTACTGGTGCCGGACCGGGTACTGAGTACAGCAAGTGGAAAAAATCTGGTAAGATCAAGGTATTCCCTCTAATGTGGTGGGATCATCCAGATAAGGGCAAAGATCGCTATGTGGTTCAAGATCCGATTACTAAAGCGTGGAAGATACGGTCTCCTTGGTATGATAACGAAGAGAAAGTACGATCTCCTAAAGAGATGGCTCGTGAAGTCGATGCTATCGATATGGAAGCTGGTTCAATGCGGCTTACCACTGATAATATTGATAGACACATCGCTCTATTCGGGCGTGAACCATTGTCACGATGGTCGATATCATTTAAGAAAGGTGTAGCGGATGACAGCATTAAGACCCTCCTCAAACGGAAGGACGTGTCCAGGGTGGAGTCTAAACGCACCAAATCTGGCGAACTTCGGCTCTGGGTGCATCTTGTCAACGGAAGACCCGATCAGACTAAAGATTACATCTTCGGCATCGACATCTCCAAGGGTCAAGGTGCTTCAAACAGTGTTGTTTCCATCAAATGCAAGCAAACCGGGGAAAAAGTAGCTGAATGGCGTGACGCTGAGACACCACCTTATGAGATGGCGAAGATCGTAGTTGCTCTTGCTCTGTGGGTCGGCGGTAGAAAAAAGTTGCCGTTCCTGAAGTGGGAGATGAATGGCCCCGGTTGGGATTTTGGCCGTGTGACGGTTAAGACCTATCAGTACCCGTATTACTATCGAATGCGTAAACCAGGTGATAGACAGGAGAAGAAACTAAAGAAATACGGTTGGCATAGTAGTCAGACAGCTAAAGATATTCTGATGGACGCCTATGATCGTGCTCTCGCTCACAGCAAATATATTAATCATTCTATATGGGCACTTGAAGAAGCCAAAATGTATGTTTATTATGATGGTGGCGGTTGTGGCCCGGCAGAATTGGTCGAGGAAAGTGCATCAGCCAGGAAGACTCATGGTGACTGTGTTATAGCCGATGCTCTTACTGTTGACACTCGTGATGCCGGATCGGGTAAGTTAAACGAGCGAACTGGATCGAAGACGATGCGATGTGCTCATTACAGACGGCAGATGCTTAAGGAGCGGAAACGAGAAGAGCGTAGAGGGAAGCGGTATAATTTCGGGAGATGAGATGCCTTCAGTATTAGATCCAAGAAAATTTGCTAATGTTGTGAAAGCTGGATTTCAGCGTTCGCGGCACTACCGTAAAGCAAGGGCGATGTACATCCGAGCTTACGTCGGCCACTACTATTGTAAGAAGTTTGGATTAAAGGGTTCAGAGCCAATTAACCTCGTGTTCCATACGATCCGAGCACTGATCCCGAATCTCATAATGAAAAATCCAGTGAATGAAATTACCACCGAGATCATACCCCACAGGGAATATGCTTTCTTGCTTAGTCTTGCAACAAATTGGCTTGATAAAAAGATAGACCTAAAAGAAATTCTTCGATATGGTCTTGTTGATGCTTGTTTCGGATATGCTGTTTTTAAGACTGGACTCGCCCAGGGTGGGACTATGATTAATTTCGGTGATATTCTTATAGATGAAGGTCAGGTCTATGCTGATAATGTAGATCTTGATGACCATGTATTCGATCCTACCTGTCGAAAAATGAGGAAACCTGCGTTTGAAGGTGACAGGAATCGCGTTCCTCGTCAATTACTTTTAGACGATGATGCCTTTGACCATGATCTTGTTATGAAGATACCAAGATCGAAACACCCAGATGTTAACCGCAAAGTTGAAGCTATATCGCAGCGGGGTATGTCTGCTCAAGAAATGTTAGACCTTCAAGATATGGTAGATGTAGTTGAATTGTATGTTCCAGGTGCTGAAGCTTTAATTACAATAGCCGACCCGGAACAGATAATCATGGATGACTTCCTTGCCGCAAGGGAATATTATGGTCCCAACGAAGGGCCATATACTCATCTGGCTATAACTCAACCAGTGCCGGGCAATCCGTATCCGATAGCCCCTGTTGGTATTTGGTACGATCTACACCATGCTGCTGGCGACACTATGAAAAAGATGGTTGATCAGATTTTACGACAGCGGGATATTCTTATTGCTGATCCAGCTGGTGCCGATGAAGCCGAAGATATTAGAACATCTTCTGATGGTGATGTTATTTTAGGTGATCCTACTACAGCTAAACCGTTTTCTATTGGTGGTCAGAATCCACAGAATGAATCAGCTATGACATCGCTTCAAACCTGGTATAATTATATGTCTGGTAATCCAGATCAGATGGCTGGCATCGCTGCTGGGGCCAAGACCGCTACCGGACAGAATATACTCCAAGCTAATCAGAGTGTCACTATTGAAGATATGCGTGGCATGGGTTATGACTGTGCAGCCAAGATTAATCAGAAGATGGCTTGGTATCTGCATACTGATCCATTGATTAATCTGCCGTTTAGTCAGCGTCAGCCGGGTGGTGAGAGTATTCAACTACAACTCACACCCGAACAACGACAGGGTGATTTTCTTGAGTATACGTTTAGGATCAAACAACGATCTATGTCACGGCTTGATCCTGCTATTAGGTCTAAACGCATTATGGAGTTTGCTACTAATATCGTACAGTCTCTTGCTATGACGGCTCAGGTTTGTATGCAGATGGGAATACCGTTTAATCTTCAGGAATCAATAACTGATATAGCCACAGAAATGGATATACTTGAAGAGGTTCAGGATTGGTTTGTAGATCCTACGTTTATGCAGCGTATCCAGTTGCAGATGTCAATGGGACCGCAACCAGCGGGTAAGGCTACAATGAATCCAAAGGCTGTAAAACAAAACGAAGGTAGCCCGATGAAATCTAAAATACTTAGTCCGGCAGGGGATATTCAACAAGGTTTCCAGGAAGGTGCCCCAGCTATGGCTCAACAGACTTATCAAGGAGTACAATAATGGCTAAAGTAAGTCCTTTAGATGAAAGCTCAGATAAAAAGATAGGTGGCTACGACGGATGGGAAGTTCGTAACGCTGGAGATACACTTAGATCTGCTGAGAAAATAAAATCAGATTCTAAGTTTTTGAAAGTCGTTTTAACTGAGATGGATAGAAAAGCCGATGAAACTGAAAAGACGGCTGACGTTATCAGAAAAACTTCGACTAAATTGAAGAAAGTGTTTGGAAATCCCTTCCCACATAAGAAGGGAGGTAAATAGTGCCCCAGTATTGTTATTTCTGTCCAGAATGTGATCGTAAGTTAGAAACAGTTAATCCAATGTATAAAGCGTCTACTCCCGTATATTGTGGTTATTGTAAAATACAAATGAACCGTGACTTCCGGGCCGAAAGTGTCCTCGTAGGAGCAGGAAAGCGGAGTTATCACAGACCAATCATAAGCAATAGCATGGCGATGAATCTTAATCAAATAGCGGAACACCGTAGAAAGTTTCCAGATATACAGGTGACATCAGAAGGTCAACCTGTGTTTGATAATTATTCTGAACATGAGGCATATTTGAAGAAATGTAATATCGTGAAGGTGCCCCAACGTAAGAAAAAGAAGGGCAAACGTATAGCTTGAAACTTTTACCTACCCCTCATAAAAATGAGGCAGACTGAAAGGACAAGAAATGGTAATGACAGGAAACGAAGGCGATCATTCAGGTACAGCACCAAAGGTACTCGACAAAGCAGCGATTGAAGATCCAGTGTTAATTAACAGTGTCGAAGAACGTTTAGCTAATCTGAGTGACATCACTAAGGAACCACCGAAACGTTCGGCAGAGTCAGAAGACGATCAGGATAAGTCTACCCCTGAAGATCAAGATGATCAACAGGCAGACGATCAGGATGAGTCCTCTGATACTACCCCGAAGGACAAAGATGGTGACACGGATGTCGACAAGGAGGAATTACCACCAGCGTACATGAGAGCAGCCGTCCATCGTGGATGGAAGGAAGAGGATGTTAAAGAGTTCTTTGAGAGTAGTCCTGAAGCCGCATTAAAAACGTTTCAGAACTGCTACATGGATGTCAACAATGCATCAAGGGAATGGGCTATAATTGGAAAGGGCAAAATTGAACGTGACAGAGTTCTTAATGCACCAGAGACTAAACCTGAGATTAAATTTGAAGGGGTTAATGTTGAAAAACTCAAGGAAGATTATGATCTTGATGACAAAACTGTCGCTTTGATAGAGGCACAGAACCAGCAACTTGAAACTGTGTTCAATCAGCAACGACCAGAACCGGTGCAACAGCAGCAACCAATACGACAGATTCAAACTGGCCTTGATCCTAATGTTGAACTCCAGATCGAGAATTTCTTTAAGTCGCCTGATCTCAATCTATACTCAGATTTCTATGGCGAACTAAAAATCGGGCAGGACTGGAATGATCTCAGTTCAGGTCAGTACAGCAACCGATGGAGAGTGCTTGAACAGGCCGAGTTAATGATGTTGGGTGCTGAATCACAGGCATATCGACTCGATCCGATTGAAGCTCTTGAGCGTTCTCATATGATGGTGAGTGCACCGATTCACGATCAGATTATACGTGATGATATCAAGAGTACAGTAACTAAACGAAAGAACAGTATGACGATTAAACCGTCTGATGGATCGAGGTCAACTGCTACTGTAACTTCTGATGCTGGTGGGGAACAAAAACCGAAAGATCGTGCAGAATTAATCGAAAAAGTAGGGGAGAAATTATCTTCCCTTAATTGGTAAAGGAGAATCAAATGAGTGTTAAAAACGCGGATTTGGTAGACTTGATTGAGACCACATTGCCTGATCTCCCAGAGCAGTATTTTGAGGTAACTTGGACAAACAACAGATATGAGGCTTGTCGAATTTACCAGCAAGATCGGATGGAGATCGACGGTGGCACGTCTATCAAAAGGAAACTTATGCTAAGTCCAACTGGTAACGCTCGGTATCGTAGATTGTTCGATACTGATGCCTCGGCAGTTGGCGATGTGTTAACTGAGATCGATGTCCCCTGGACTCAGATCGGTACTCACTATTCGTGGGATAAAGTGGAGATTTTGCGTAATAAGAGTTCCGCTAAGGGTTTTATCCGTCTGCTTGAAACCAGGCGTATTGATGGTTTGTGGAGTCTTGCAGACTTAATCGAGGAACGATTCTGGAAATGCCCGGAAAGTTCTACAGATGACCTGAATCCTTACGGTGTACCATATTATCTTAATATGCTCGATGATGATGCTACTACACCTGGGTTCAATGCTTCTAAGATCCGTTGGGCAAACGGTTCGACTCCGACTACAGTCTGTGCCGGTTTGGATGCTGCTGCTATTGATAATGAGAGATGGAAGAGTTATGCGGCTGTCTTCACTAAGATTGACAATAGTCTACTGAAGACCTTCCGAACTGCTTTCTTGGCTACTAACTTCAAAGCTCCGTTGATCCTTAACGATCCATCGCAGCCTCGTAACGCAGCCAAGAGAATCTATACTGACTTGGATAATGCTGTCAGTTTACAGGAACTCGCCGATGCCAGAGATGACTTCCATCGTGGCAAAGACGTTCTGGGTAATATCCGCATGGATGATGGTGGTCTGGTATATGTCAATCGTCTGCCGGTAGTTTATATTACGCAGTTGAACGACGTTACCGATCCAGTCAAAGATACGGCGACTTCCCCGATTTACTGTGTAGACTTCGAGAAGTTCATTCCTTACGTTCAGGATGGCTATTGGATGGAGGAGTCTGAGCCGATGACAGATCGCGGTCAGCATACTACGTTTACCATCTTCCTGGATGGTAGTCACAACAATCTGTGTGTGAACCGAAGGGAAGCCGGGTTTGTAATCCACAAACCTATCGTATCGTAAACTCAGTGCCAATCACACTGAAAGAAACTTATATTAACCTGGGCAAGGTGCGATAACCTTGCTTGAGAACAGGAGAATGAAAAATGAGTAAGATACAACCAATGGGCGTGGGTGCGTATGATACCCAAATCGCCGTAACAAAAAGAGTTTTTTGGCGTCCGGTTTCTACAGGCACTCCGCTTAAAGTTGGAGATCCTGTGTGTTACTGCAAGGATTTTCAGGACCACAAGGAACGGACATCACCCCCACATAGCGGCCATCTCGGTGGTTCCGCAGCTACTTCGTATGCTGAGGGTTCGCAGACCGCTACTGGTCGTTTGTTCATTGTTGAGGAACCGCTGGTTGACAATATCGACCAGTTTGCTGGTATCGTTAAGTCACTCGGCCCCGAAGCTGGCGGTGACGGCGACTTCATCGAGATCTGGGTAGCCAATAGTGGTGCCGTAGTTCCAGCTAATGTGGTTCTAACTACTACCACAGCAGGTAGAACTATCGTAGCAGTTATGGTTGGGACGAGAACGCTTGGCAGTCCAACTCAGGATAACCCTGATTGGCTAACCTATAGTGACGGTGGAACAGATTGGTCTCCTGGAAGCATCGACTCAAAAGTAGTTGGTATCGCAATGGAGTCACTCTCTGCTGCTGGTCTATGTTGGGTCAAACTTGATGAAAATATGTTCCAGCATCAAGGTGGACAAAATGTTCAAGAATTTCGAGTAGAAGCAGTAGACGATGATGTAACTGTCAATAAAATGAATATCAGATTTGGAGTTACATCAGGTCATTGTCAAATGTTACATTATCGTGCAGTGCTTGCTGGTACTGGTGGTGATGGACAAAGAGGCGTATATCGTTTTGAAACGGTTATGGCAGGAGCCAATAAGAGTGGTCAGAATGTCTTAGGTCTTCTGACTCATCTTGAATTGGGTGCAGATTCAGTTGGGGGTGGAATTTTAGCTCCTCTCCAAGTAGGACTTCGCACGAAAAATGTTAATCCTAATTTATCTGCTTCCAGTTACCTTTGTGCAATTAGTATTGATTGGATTTTGAGGAAAACTGATACTGGTGCGTTGGATAATCCTACGCCATATCGTCCAATATTCTACATCAATACAGATGGATCTGGAACACAACCAAATTACTTATTCTGGGTTGATAGAAAAGAAATTCTCGGTGCCCATAATGCTGAGGGTAATTTGACTTCTACAACTTCTGGTGATAAAATGATTCCAGTTAGTATTGACAACAATGTTTATTATCTGGTAGCTTATGCGGATGATGATGTTGCGTAATTAGTTTTGTTGCCTGGCGTCCCCTCCTTGGGCAGAAGGGGGCGTCGGGCCTTTATTAACAATAACTGTTCAAGGAGAAAAGCGATGAATAAAAAAGTAGTTACAGCAAAAGCGATTGAACCTGCGGCTACAGCTATGGCCACGGCTACGCCAACAACAGGTTTCTTAGACCAGAGTAAAATGAGTACAGAGTTCACTATTAATGAAAATGGTGGATTAGTAGAAATTTCTATGGATCGATATCCAGATATGGAACACTCACCTGTGATTTTTGCTGCCCAGCCAGTTACTTTTATAGAGCGACGGGTATTTGATTCGATTCCGGTTAACCCTATGTTGGCGTTGTCGGTAGACGATACCAAGTTACTTATCAAAGAACTTTCACGCGAATTAGGTTTTATTTTGTCTGAGGAGAAATGAAATGAAGAAGTACGAATTAGATCTTAGTAAGTACGACGTGACAGTACAAGTACCGGTTACTAAAACAGTAGACGGCAAAGATGTACGTGTACTTGAAGAGCAAACAGATAAGTATCCCTTACGCGATAATCTCAGTATTTGGCTTCGCAGTGTGGGTATTTTCAAGAGTGGTGAGGATATCGCTGAAGCAGTTAGTGTCGCCAAGCAGATACGTGATTGCAAGGAGGACTCGATCCAACTGGATGAGCGTGAAACTGGTGTTCTTAAACAAGCTCTAAATAGATTAGTAGAGTTAACCGCTGAGGGTAAGGCTAACTTAGGCGGTGAAGTACACGAAACTGCAATTTGTCGTGTTGTGAAGATGAAGGAGATAGAGTAATGGCTGAGCCGACGTCATCCTATTCCTTTGGTGATCTGGTAGCTAAAGTAGCACATGAGATGGGTGTAGCTTACTATGGTAGTGGTACCGGTAAAGCGTTACTTCCTGCTGATGACGAGTATAATCTTCAACTCTGCAAAGAGATTGTCAATGACGGGATCAAGATGTTCATTTCTGATGCTCCCCGTAATGGTTGGCGATGGGTACGGCGAATCATGTCAGTCAATATCAGCAATGTCCGAGCGACTGGTACTGCCTCTGCTGCTGATTCCACGTCGATTACGGATCTGACACTTGCAGACACTTATGATTCTGATGATGATCTAAACACCTATTGGTGCTATATCCTTACGGGAACTGGTGCCGGTAGTTATGCTCAAGTCGATGACTATACCGGATTAACAGGTAAAGTTGACGTACTCGACTGGCTCGATCAGTATGGTAATGCCGGGGGTACGAATCCGGCAGCAGGTAGTACATTCGCTATCACCCAATACGAAACAGTAGGTGGTGACATCGCTCGGTATCCGTTAGCAGAGAATTTTGGTGGTGAGGTCAACGGAAAGATTACTTATACTAAAGATAGTGCTCACTCGGCACTAATCAGTTGGGTGGATGAGGCCCAGATACGTCTATCGAAAGCGGTTAATGAGATTAGCGGGTATCCTCGCAGGGCAGCGTATAGACCGCTGGAACCTGTAGGATCTACTTTAGCGGATACGTCTATCACACGCAGATTTGAGTTGATACTCGATCCTAAACCATCTGCCGTTGATGTCTTGGTGTTCCCTTATACGCTGTACTTCGATAAGTTAGATCTTGAAGCTGGTGTAGCGACTGCCGGTGCATCCGATAGTATATCTGACACAAGTCGCACAGAAGGTGATGACTATTTCAACGGGTGGAAGATAACAATTATACACGGAACGGGTAAAGGCAGTAACGCTATCGTGGAAGATTACACAGGGGCTTCAGGTAAATTCGATATAGTAGGCGATGATTGGCTTACTGCTGCTGGTGCCGCTGGCGGTACTGATCCTGCTGCTGACAGTGTGTACTCAGTAGAACCGCTGAATAATCGTCATCCTGCTGGTTTTCGTTTTGACGAAGTGATCTTAGCGGCTTGTCTGTATAAAGTTGAAGAGGAAGATGAAGATATTCAGAAAGGATTCACAGATAAGTATTTGAAAAAGAACTTGGCCAAGGCGTGGGATAATGACTCCAGGAGTCATCCACGAACATTAGGAAGTATGAACAAAGGTGTTGACATCGTCCATGAACGTACATGGACTAACGTCACCACCGACAATGATATGTAAGGGGTCGTCCCCTAACCTAACGGCTGTCTGAAAAATGACAGAAAGGAGAATAAAATGAATCCCGCAACCTTCCTCCAGAATTGCGACCGTATTATTACGGGCAAAGGTTTCAAACGTGTGATCCAAGGTATTAATATTAACAGTGTACGATCTGGTGACGGAATTATACCGACAGCCAGTACCCATCCTGGGCGTGTAGCTGTTGAAACATCGTTTGATGCTTTGCAGAGTGCTACTAATCAAACTGCACTCGGTCAGCTTACATTTCAGATTCCCAGAGATTATGACGAGAGTGTTGATAAGTTGGACATCAGATTTTTGGCCCAGATGTCTGGCAATACTAATGATGCCGTTACTATTAGTGCTGCCATGTATCGTAAACGTGTTGGTGCCGCGTTGTCAAGTGATGTTGGCCCTACAGCTTCCGGTGCTGTTAATACTCTTACGGAGTTAGCAGACTGGGTCGAAGTAAGATCACATGGTGATGGATGGCAAGCTGGTGATGCTGTTTGTGTTGATTTTACCGTAGATACACACGCTAATGACACAGTTGATGTCTACGGCCTTGAGGTTGTATACGCTTCTGATCTGGTTTATTTCGAGGATGCAGAGCGTTCGATTAGCGATGAGTAAGTTGGATAAAATGAACAGGGCGGTGGCTTAACAAAAATGTTAGGCTGGATTTAGTGGGAAAACCGGGCTATCCCCTTTCTTCCCGGCCCGCCCCATTTTTAGGAATATATTATGGGATTAAAAGCAAGACAACGACGTATATTTGATACGGAACCGTCTATCCAGAAAGCCCATAAGAAGGCGGTTGTGATGCATGAACAAAATGTTCGCGGGCAAAAAGTCAAAAAGAAAGTCAAAAAGAGTTGGGTCAGTAAATTAAAACGATCCGTCAAAGAACTTATAGGTGGTAGAAAAACTTATTTGCCTAAAAAGAAATAAGGAGATGATAAAATGCCAGAATTGACATTTCCAATCGGCGGACTCCACACCGGATTTCCCGTAGCCCGCCAACCAGCGAATACATCTCGTGACATGAATAATGTCCGCCCATACTTTGACGGCAAAGCAGTTGGGGGCCAACGAGATGGCTTCGCTAAGTGGGGTGCTGGTACTCAGGTAGGCGATGCGGAGCAGCCAGTAGTAGCAATCTGCACTGTGAGTTCGGTGGCTTGATATGACTGGTGACGATTTATGTGTAGGAACTACAACCGGAGATGACCTCGGCCCTGTTGGACACCTAATCTATGGGCCAACTTGGACTGAACGAACAATATACACGTCTCCTAATATTGATCTTAAAGAAGGAACTCGATATGCTATTGTAGTAAGGGCATCTGGTTCTGGTGCAGGAAATTGGGCATATTCATATTCACGCCGACCAGGATTATACGGTGGAGGAACGGCTTATGAAAGTGATGATTCTGGTGAAACATGGGAAATCCATACAAGTGGTGTTGGTAATGATGAATCAGATATGAGATTTGATACTGGTACGGATAGTTATAAACCAACATCAGATCCAGAAAATCCGTATGATGGCATACTGTTAGGTGTTAATGGGGCTAATTGGAAAGCTCAAGTTTTTACAGCTTCTTCTGATTATACCCTTACAAATATTAAACTATTATTGGGCAAGCAATATAGTGGATCTCCCGGAATAATTACTGTTAGTATAAGGGCAATGCCTCCTGAAAAAGCAATTACTCCTGGGCCAGCAAATGCAGCTACTAATGTAACTTTAGATCAGGCAACTATAACTTGGGTAGATGGTGGTGGTGCCGATACCTACAATGTATATTACGGAGACACATCGGGGAGTTTATCATTAATATCTGAAGGACAAGAAGAATTATCTCTTACTATTACTGGAATTACAAATGGTTCTCCTTTTAGTTATATAATAACTCGGTATTGGAGAATAGATTCGATAAATGCTTCCGGTACAACCACAGGTGATGAATGGGTTTTTACTACCATAAGATTTAATCCACCCAGACCTACACGTTTTTATCCGACAGAGGATTATTACTATCGGCTTCTTGTTGATACTAATGGCGATTATGGTTCACCGCCGCCTGATGGTGTAGAGGATACTGATTATGTAGTTGTCACTACACCACCCAGTCCTATGATTACAACGAGAAAATTAGTCGCTGTTGCAGAAAACAAATTTTGGTACGAGGACGTGTGATAATGGTTAGTATATCAGACATTATTTCATATAAAAGATTAGTAACTGCTGGAAATGACCAGATATGGTGGGAGGATATAAACGTGGCTGCTGGAACAATGCGAGAACTCGCTGCTGCTACAGACGATATTGATACATCTGATCAATTAGTAGCTTTTGAGTCATATCAGAAAGTGTTTGTGTTTAACGGTGCCAACTTAAAGATTGCTGATTTTATAAATGTCAAGTTGACCCATACTACTTTAGCTACTCCTCATGCTAAAGGGGACATTTTAACACAATCAAATGGTACTACTGCTACGATGGTAGTTGATTACACAAACGCCACCAAGACAGCGACTTATGGGTATGTCATGTCAGGTACATTCAACGTCGTTGATGCTATAACCAGTAGTGGTGATGGTACTGGCTTTACTCCCACTGGCATTAATGGTGAATTGACCCATGCTGTTCTAACAACCGCTCATGCTGCCGGTAACACACTTACACAAGCTACAACTGGTGCCACGATGGTTGTTGAAGCCACTGACGCAGAAAAGACTCATACTCATGGTCGTATTACAGGTGGCATATTCAACACTACTAAGGAAGTAACTGGGGATGGGTCGGGTACTGCATTTACACCTACTGCTACTAATACTAAGCCTCCACTTTGGTCTGATTATGTAGTGCACCCAGGTGGATCGTCTGGGGCATTACCAGCAAAGGCATATCTTGGATGTGCGTGGCGGGGAAAAATAGTTTTATCCGGCAACCCTAATGCACCTAATCAGTGGTATATGAGTCGTCAAGGTGATCCTTTTGATTACGCTTATGTAGCTAATGATGCCGGATCTCCCGTAGCAGGAGGAGAAAATCCCGACGTACCTGGACAAGTGGGAGACATAATTCGGGCCTTAATTCCTTTTGGAAAAGATTATTTATTGGTCGGGTGTGCAACTACTATATGGGCTTTTAGTGGAGATCCGGCTGAAGGTGGTTCCCTAAATGCCATAGATGAAACAGTGGGAATATTCGGAGCGAATAGTTGGTGTCTTGATGGGGAGGACAATCTATATTTCTGGGGAACCGGCGGGATCTATATGATGCAAGCTGGTCTTACGGTCGTCAATAACTTAACCCGAATAAGTTTACCAGATCTTATAGGGGATGAAGCTGCCGATCCTTCTACTCATCGAATTACTATGGCGTATGATAGGAAGCGGTATGGAATTGTGATTTGTGTCACCAAGTTATCTGACGGCACAAATTCAAATTATTTCTATAGTCTTAATCCAGTAACCAAGGGTTTTTATCCTGAATCTTATCCAGAAGAATGCGGAGCTTATTCATTGTTTTATTATGATGCAAATAGCACCGGCTATCGTGACTTATTGGTAGGTTGTAAAGATGGGTATATAAGGAAATTTAATCCAACTGCTAAAAGTGATGATATAGGTGTAACTACTGAAGCCATAAGTAGTCACGTTACGCTTGGACCATTAAAACTGGCCGATGAAAATCGGGAAGGTGTGATACATTCTATTGCATCAGAAGTTACTGGGGGGGGTTCAGATGGTACTGAAGCTGATTCAAATGATATAGCTTATAAGGTGTTCGTTGGGAGAACTGCCGGTACAGTAGCTGAAAAGATGGTAGCCAATACCAGCCCTAAAGTTTCTGGTACGTTTCAGGCAACGGGCAGACCCAGGGGACAGACAAAGAAACAGAAAGCACGCGGAGTATTCGCGGCAATAAGATTGGAAAACACCACAGCCGATCAGACCATGAGTTTTGATCGACTGGTTGTTAAAACTGTACGGAAAGGAAGAGTAAAATAATGGCAGAGGCAAGAACTTCAGTAGAACGCTGGTGGCGTCGTCGCTATGGGGACAGATGGCAAGCAGAAATGGAGAAGTATGCAGAGGAGCAGGCGAAAGCAAAACGTAAAGTGGAATCTGATAGACAGAGAGCGGAACTCACTGCATCATTTCAAGAGGCTATGGGACATTACAGACCTGGCGGTGGATTTGGTAGGGGTGTAGAGGCGGGATTAGAACGTGGTAGAACAAGAGCAGTAGCGGGTGGTATGCAAAGTCTCGTTAGTTCAGGTCTTGCAGGTACAACTATGGCTGCTGGTCTTGGTAAAAAATACGAGGAAGAAGTTGCTGCTCCTACTCGTGCTGGTGTCGAGAGTGAACGAGCACAAAGGTTATCCTCCTTAAACGTAGCCTTGGGCCAAGCACAGCAGGGTGCCTATCAGTTTGGTACGGCTCAGGACTTACAGAGGTATATAACTAACTTACAGGCAAGAACACAGGCACGGGGTCAGACGGGACAACTTGGTCTTGGGTATGCCCAGTTAGAAGCGAGACAGCCGCAAGCGACTATAAGCGGCGGGACAACAAGCCAGATGCAAGTGGCGGCACCAGCAGCGGCACCAACCCCTCAAATGCCACCTACCGCTGAACTTGGAGCTGATGCCGGACGTAGAACTTTACCTGAAGGTGGTGTAATTAGGGGGGATTACTATTATCCGCCTCAGAGACAGACATATAATGCCCCACAAGAATTTTAAGGAGAATCACAATGGTTGAACGGGGAACGGGGACAATAACTGCTGGTGGTGTAACTACACATTTTGGAGCACCAACTCGCCCAGAACAAGCCGTTATGCCAACACAAATTAGTCCTGAAGAAACTCAGCTAAAAAAATTCTATACTGAACAATATAGAATCGAAGTTAATGCGTTTGCCAGAAACTCCATGCCTCAACAGCAGTTTGATCGGGGTGTTAGGAAATTACAGACTAAGTATAAGTTGGCTTTTAATAATGCTAAAATGAGGATGGATCAACCCGATCCAGCATTTAAGCGATATAGTGAACTTGAAACACTTTATGGTAAAGTTAGTAAAGACTTTGAAGGTCCAAATCGTGTGTATCAGTGGACTGGAGGCGAAGGCAAAGAACAACTTGAAAAATGGGATCCAACTTTGGGCAAAGAAGGTGAGTGGACATCTAAAGGTCTAAAACATGCTGATTATGAAAGAGCAGCTAAAACTACATTAGAAATGAAGAGAATAAGAGCAGAACAAAATACCCTAATGAGTGGTCGAATGGGTTTATTAGGGACCGCTGCCGTATCACCAAGAATGGGGGGAGCAAGAACAGGTGGATCAATTAGAGATCAGACCAGAGCTTATCTCGATCAGCGATCAGGTATTCAGCAACAGGAGGCTGAGGATTTATCACAGTTAAGTGATGATGAACTTAGGCGTATAGTGGAGGGTAGATAATGCCCACACCAGAACAAGCACAGGCTGAACTCAGGCGACGTGCTGCTGCGGCAGAGCTTGAACGGCGACAGATACCTGAAACCCCCGTACAACCAACACGAATGATAGGTGAGGAAATAGGCGAAGTCAGAACTGCTGCGGAGATGGTACGTGCTGGTGACATGCCTGAACCTGAAACACGACCTCATCTACCACAACTCATGGGTAGATTGCCGGGTGGATTTGGTGCTCTACGAAGAGACTTACCAAGAGAGACTGGTGAACCTCAATATATAACAAGATTAAGAGAGATACGTAAAGGTCCAGGGACAGAGGAAGAAAAAGATGTAGCTTCTAAATTAGTCACAAAGACACAGATTGATGAACGAGCTGGACAAATTCAAAGAGCAGTACAAGCCCCACACGATCAGGAAGCATTTCAAGCAGATGCACAGGAATTAAAGGGTAAGTTTCTCAAAAAGACCTATAGACGTTGGGAACGTGGTTCGGCTATGGTAGTTGGCGGCGGGTTGCATTTAGCTGAAGAAATATTAAGGGTAAAGACACTTGGTAAATATGGTGATACAGCTGCTGAATATGCAAAGATGTACCATGATGTCCTTAAAGAACCGGCAATGCAACCTGTTATAGAAAATGCCTTCGACAAGTATTTTGGCGGGGCTGTAGAGACAGGTCCGTTTCTCGGTACCGCTTTAGCCCCTGCTGCCTTAACAGGTGGTGCTGCAATACCGTCTTTGATAGCGGGGTTTTTAACATCCTACGCTGTAGAAGGTAATAATGCTTATCAAACAGCTTTAGATAATGGAGATCCAGAACCCCTTGCAAGAATAAGAGGGATAGCAGTTGGTATTATAAATGGTGGTATTGAAGTAACTGGTGGAAGTGGCGGTAAATATTTCAAACACAGTAAGGCTACCGCTAAAGCTGTTGCAACTAAATTAGCCAGAGCAAAAACCTTTTCTCGTAGTGTTCTTAAAAACGCATTAAAAGAAGGACTCCTTGAGGAACTACCACAAGAAGCTGTGTCTATGGTTGTTGGTGGTGACATACCCAAAAAAGAAGATGGTTCTGTTGATTATGATGCTGTATCGGAACGATTGACTGATGCAGCGGTAATGGGCACGATCCTTGGTGGTCTTGTAGACGCTCCTATATCTGCGGTAAATATACGACGTAGAGTTAAACAATTTATTCCCCCTGAGAGAGTAGAACCTTCTGAAGTTCCAACAGATATTCCTCCCGGTGACATACAAGTCGCACCGCCGTCTGTATCAGTAGAAGAAGATGTAATTCAAGCTGATAATGAAAGAATAGGTCGAGAGTATGGCCTTGACAGTGAAGAAGTTACTAATCGACTTACCGAAGCGGAAAGCCGTTTTCAGGAGTTAGGCCAAAAAGAAACCACTGAACGTACTGTTGATGAACGACGAGAATTTAGATTCTTGGCAGAAAACAGGAATAATCTCGATGCTATAATCGATTGGGAAACTGCTGAAGATAAAACAGCAGTAGGGAAACAGAAAAGAAAACCGATCAAATCACAGTATATAGCCGGACACGAGATTCCCAAAGTTCTTGGGATGTCGGAAAAAGAACGACGAACGTTTATGGAAAAAGAAACCGGCATTACATCTATGGCAAAAATGTCGCCGCTTGAAGCCCAGGACTATATTGATGCTTTACATAAATTAGCTAAGGAAAAAGGCGTTGATACTGGGATACTTCCATCTGAACGTAGATTTAAGGAACCTATTACCGAATTAACACCACAACTCTACAAAGCAAAGATTCTCGGTGTAGAGTTTATGGTTAGTCCCGCTGCAATAGGTAAACAGAGATTCGACCTTGAAGTTACTAAATCTTTTAAGCGACTTGATGTAATGAAACGAATCATTGAGCGTTTAGGCGGAGAAACGGTAAAAACAAAAGCAGCCGCAAAATTGAAAAATAAACCGACTAAATCTATCGTCAGATTTGCTGAACTGCTAAATAAATATGAAGAAGCACCTGCTAATTTGACAAAAGCAGATAAGGCAGTATTTAACTATTTTCGTAATCTAAGTCGAACGCTCCTCGCTAAAGAAAACGCAGCCCGTAAAGAAATTGGCATGGAACCCATCGTTTATAAAGTAGGATACATGCGACATATTGTGGATGTAATGGCCGAAGACATCATAGACGGGCGGCATCCGATGCCGGAAGAACTTAAATATTGGGCCGAAAAGAATGCTTCAAAAAAGATTACAAATCCGATGGAATATCAACGTAAACTTGGTGATGAACTCGGGGAAATTTTTTCAAACGATCTGATTATAGCAACTAAAGCTATGATGTTTACGGGATTAAAAGAAATACATCTCAATAAACCACTGAAGTTTTTTGAAACTCAACTGGCATTACACTCTGAAGTAATCCCCGCTTCAACTCGACGTTGGACAGAGGATTTTATAAATCACATGATCGTAGGCAAACAAACGAACACAGATGCACGTTTGAATAAAATGGTTAAGGATTCCGGTATAGGTAAGGTGGTTAATAAAGTTCTAAAACCATTCGGTAGGAAAATTAGCAATCGTCCATATACTAATATGATGGGTAAGCTGGGACGTTTGCAGATCTATGGGGTAATGGGGTTAAGGCCCAAACAAATTATTAGAAATAAGTTTCAACTTCTCCAAAACTTAGCTTTCTACACTATTAAGGCTAACTTAAAGAGTGCGTTACCCGCCAATAAACAACTTAAAAAGTTTCTATCTGAGAGTTTGTTTTTCGAGACATATAGGGATCAGGGTTTTGAAGATTTATCAGAACACGGTAAAGGTCTTTTAGGTCGTGCGTGGATGAAGGGCTTTCAATGGTCTGCTGTCAGCAATGCAAAAACAGCGATGAAAGCGGCTTACCATGACACCCTTGAACTTATCGAAGACTCTAAACATAAAGATCTTGGATGGGCCGACCCAAAACGAACTTATAAAGAAGAATCTGGATTTTTATATCCGAGTGAAAAAACAAAGATACAGACTGAAATGGATTTTGGTGCCGGTTGTGCTCAATATCATTATATACCTATGGCTATGCCCGGAGTGTTCAAGTATAAAACGGCCACACCAATTACCCGTTTGCAGAGTTGGTGGATGAATCACTTTTTTAAGTTTCATCGTGAATCCGCTAATAGGTTTTTTACAGGTGAAACAAGAGAAGGATTAAAACTCCCCTGGAGTAGAAGAATCGGTTGGGGTCGTTATTTGGTGATCGGGGGGGTAGTATTAAATACTCTGGGTTATGGATCCAGTTATTTATTTGGAGCAGCCCCGGAAGCGATGCCGCCGCTTGGTCAGTTGCTTATAGGTCTATATAGGTATCTTGTTACGGATGATGATAGAACCAGAAATCAGGCTAAATGGAGGATGTTAAGTGCCTTAAAAACTTTTATACCAGGTTACCTGGCACATAGGGACATAAAAGCTTATTGGGAAAACAAAGGCGATTTGAAACAACTTTTATTCTATAACAAAGGCATCTTCAAAGAAGAGGAACTAACCAAACGACGTGCCCCACGACCACCGGTAAGAAAGAGACCAGGATGAAAGAACTGAAGGATATGACTGAGCGAGAGATCTTGATCTGGATGATGGGCGAACTTCGGAGCATTAAGAAAACTCTCGATAACCATCTTCGACATTGTTGGCAAGTCGTTATGGCTTTAATCGGAGTTGCTGGAGTCGCTGTCACTTCTCTTTTGATTGCTTTGTTGACTTAGACCATTTCCAGATTTCTATCCAAAATCTAAAGCATAAGATGTCTATGTTTACTGTAAAACATTTTCCTACAAGTTTATGTTTAGCTCCACCTAATATGTTAGGGTTTCTCGGAATGTTTAATGCTTTAGGGACTTCACTTGCTGATAAATGTATAATATCTATATGATTATATCTCCACCAGTTAATACTTAATAATGCCCATAGATCTAAATGATAAGTAACCCCGATGGATACTTCATATTTTTCAACATTAATTACCGTCTTTTCCATTATACTCCTCCATTGATAACCCTGTCTCGACAGGAATTTCAACTGTTTCACCCCAGTTAAATTCAAATTGTTTTCTCTGTAAACCACCATAGACCACAACTATATTAGCAACATCACTGTTAACAGCAATCGCATTCTTCACCACCTCAACTGGCAACATCCCATAGAGACCATCTCGGCACCATAAGATCGCTTTGGGTTTCTCGATTAGTTTCTTGAATTGTTCGCCGATTATTGTTAATCTGGTACTTTTTTCTTTGCAAATTAGTGGGTGAATCATGTCAAGGACTCCTTTAGAGTATAACCGTCTTCACTACATATTATTACACCATCAGGGATGCTTCGTATGTGGTTGGGTTCAGCCCGTATAACTCCAACAGGGTCACTAAAATGCCCACTATTACTTTCCATTACTACGGGGAGATCCCCATTAAAGACACTTAATTGCTGGATTAGTTCATGTATTTTCATGTCTTCTCCTTATTACAATCGGGGCAAGGGATTGGATCGAGATATGGGGGGCATCCTGGTCTCTTGCCAGTGTCGTTGCAGGTCTTGCAGGGGAGGAAGGCGAGGGATGCGGTAATCTTACATTTTTCAGCACTACAACTATTAATTACAATAGGTGCTGGGGCAGGCCGAGATAAACATTCCTTACAATGATCTTTGAGGAGTTGGCGGATTTTTTGGTTATTATTTATCATTATTCTCCTTGCAGTCGGGGCAGGGCATTAGAGTAAGCATGTGTAAATTACCTGTCATAGGGTCGGCTATTTGACCACTACCGTTGCAGGTCTCGCAGGGGAGGAGGGCGAGGATTTGACTAAGGATATCTAAGGCTCTGTTGCTATGTGCTTCTGATTCTATAGGAAACTTCGACCATACGATAGCCCCATCAACTGCTGTTTTTGCAGTTTTAAGGAGTTGGCGGATTTGGTTAGCGTTATTCATACTTCCTCCAGTTCTCGTTCTAATACTTCTTGACCCTTGATAGGAAGATCATGTTCTTCTATTTCGTCCAACGTTTTCTTGAACCACTCTAATGCTGCTCGCCAAACTACCTTAGATTGACTTTTTGTAAGGTAGGTGCTAAATTCATACTGACCAACATTATTCCAAAAAGCTTCAAACACTTTCATTTGCTCTCTCCTTCATTGCCATGTATAGACACGGCCTATCACCGTTGCAAATTTGATTAGCCACAGGATGCCCGATATAGTTCTCCCAAGGCACACTTTGTAATATCCTGATCTCGTAATCAGGCTTACCATCACAGGGTATAATCGCTACAATCCATATTCGTTTAGCGTTATACATTCCTATCACCCTCACGATCCATCCGGCACGAGTTGTCGGCGGAATCGGATCGAAGCCGCCTAACAACTCGCACCCGTTCTGGAGGAGAGAACGAACAATGGCCTTCCTGGGGCAGTGCCGTTCAAGCCATTGTATGATGTCATTTTTGGATCTAAAATGAATCATCACTTAAAAAGTCTCCCAACCCAAATATTCTATAGAATTTATTGTAACTTTATCACGCGGTTTTGATGCAAATTTTTCTTCTATTCTTCTTACGGCTTCAGAAAAATTTCCAGCCCGTCCCACTACTATCACTCCAACATATACTTGTTTTGATTCAAAAATAGTGTAATCAATGTTTGCTTTGTAATTATTCTGTAACATTGTTTATTCCTTATCAGTTAATTCTAATATTTGTTTAGCAAATTGTCGAGCTTCATCACAAGAAACTGTTAATAATTCTTTGCCAACATCTGATGTGTATAAATCATCTCGTCTTTTAATTGCAAACTTCGCTGGCTCCGCCGTTAAACCTATTATTTCTGCATGTGGGTCATCAAACAGCACGTCAGCAAAAAATTGTATTACACCTTTTTTATTACTGGTTGCCGCTAATTTAATCATTTTTATTTTTCCTCCAATCACTATTTTCTCAAACCATTTAAGCTAACCATTTCCACATGGCTTCATCTGTGATTTCATCTTCATCTTCAAAATATTCAGTTTCTTCCACAAGTTCAAGTTCATCACGATTCTCACATTGAGTACATAAGGCCATCGCTTCTTCCCTGGCATCTTCAAAATCATCGAATGCCTTTGCATTGTCTGGTAATTTTAATTTGGTCTTACCAATCCAATAATCACCGAATGCACTTTTCATTATTACATATTTCATACTTTCTCCTTCACAGCATCGACTTTAGCTTTAGCCACGACTTCATCTACTTCAACCGGCGATAGATCGCCACGACGTTTCTGCATCCGACCACCCAGCAAACCAAGACCGCCGATGCCGAGTAAGCCCATGATGCTCATCGGGTTATCCTTACTGCCCACAATAATATCCTGAAACCGCTCCGATGCCGCGATGTTGGTATCGATGAATCCAAGAGCGTCATCGTGTGCATATTTGTCATCTTCAGCTATTCGCCTTACACTAAGTTGTGATACCCGATGTTTAATGATGATTCGTTCCTTGATCTGTTTCGCTTCCCACAGGGTCATTACGCCTCCCAGTGGCATCTCGCGGTCAGCGTATGACATTGACTGTTCTGAGACTTCACATGGAGTTATTCGATCAATGAACCCGCCACAGCTTATCCCAGCCAGACATACCAGACACAATACCATTAGTGCTATGTTTTTCATGTTCATTAGAATACCTCCTCTTTTTTAATGGTTACAAGTGTAAATTCTGCCCGATCAAGTATAATTTTTACTTCTTCATGGGTTATTGCCCAATAATCTCCAACTCTCCGTTGTTCGGACCAGCGATTATAATCACCAATACATACTGCGACAACATTACAGGTACTACATTGAACTAATCTTACGATGGTGCCAAACTCCCCCACCCTAAAACAATCTCCAATACTATATGTCTTTTGCTTCTCTCGCAAACTCTTTGCCGTCTCGTCACTCATGGGAATTTGTTTTCCATCAAGTACAAAGTAATTATTCATTTTCTGTTCCTCCAATAATTCGTTTTTGTTCCAATGCCATTGTGTTTTAAGCTGAACCCAGGGAACTTCAAAAACAGGCATTTCCCGTTCCCTTAGTTCACGTAATGTTATTACTGATTTACCGTTATCCTGATACACAAGAAGATCACTATGCACAAGATTATATATACCACCATATTTCATTCTTTTCATTCTGGTCTCCCTAAATACTTATTAAAAACCCAGGGTTTCAACGTAATACCCTGATAGACATATACTCGTTCACCATTAATATTCTTACGCACATTTGTCACCATAGGGGCGTATTGCGTAAACCACCTACCGAACAACATCCTGTTACCTGGTTTTCTGTCACAAGCATCACACCAGGCTTTCCAAGCCTCATACACCTGGTCCTTGGAGATCTCAACAGCACCTTCATTACAGCATTCATCAATAAAGACCGACATGGGCGCTGTTAATTCCTTAAATTGATTTATCTGTTCTGTTGATACCTTCGGTTCAATAAACCGTCCTGTTTTTCTAAGATCCTTCAGTCCCCAAAGTGCAAAATTGATTAGCTTACCACCGGCTGCTTCTTTCTTAATCCTGTCTTTTAGTGCGAAATCTTCTTTGCCTTCATAACAATTAGGGAACGGCAAAATCAATGTCCTGGCTATAATAGCCTGTGAATGATCGGTGAATAACGGCAGATCGTTCATAGCCATTGTGAACCTACATGGAAGTTCGGCATCATAAGGCTCTACATATTTTTGATTGATGGGAACTCTATCACGTCCTGTGATCCTAAGAATAACTTCAAGGGCAGCATCCATTTCAGCTCTCCGTGCCGTACCCTTAATATCTCCAGCTATCACTGTTGACTTACCTACTAACGGGCTTAATCCAAATGGATTTGCTAACATGGGTAAACTTGTGGATCCGCATTGTTCTGGGCCTAACATAGCTTCCATCGCAGACAGAATTGTACTCTTGCCTGATCTTCGTTGGCCTACGAACATCATAAGTTTTTCATACCTGGTGTCAAAGACTATATTGTAGCCGAACCATTGAGCGAGCAGCTTAATACAGTCTTCATCTGTGTTAAACGTAATATCACAGTATTCGTCAAACAGGTCAGACCAGGATTCGGGGTCATAGGTATAAGGCAATGTGGCGAATGTAAACAAATCAGGTGTGGGCTTTAGTAGCTTGATATTTCCCCTACAAAATTCGTCGATATTGAGGATGCCATTTTTGAATGCAAGCAGGTTGTATGTATCAGGTCTGTTCTTCTGATCGATCCATACTGGAGGGACACCAGAAATAGGGCAGCGACTACTGAGGGCATCAATGATATCATTTACCTTGGCCCGTGTTGGTTTATACGCGGCTACATCAACACCAGTTTTTGTCACCCTCACAAACTGTTTGCCATCGAGGAATGAATAAAGTACCCCCCTAAATATATCCTGATCTATACACCCGTACTTACCACCTTTCCAAATAGCCCATTTTCCCCGATAAGATCGTAGTGTCTGTATTCCCTCATCGTCTCTATATCTATCGAGAAATCTCTTAGCTATTGTCTGTGCTATGTCATCAGGAAAGACATTAGGATCTGTGATCCCGGCTTGGCCGAAGTTACCCACGTATGTGAATAATTCTTCTTGGGTGAGACCATAACTGGTCCATTGCCGAAGATCTTTCATGCCTTCAGGTGGCATTACACAAAGGATATTATCAGTTAAATGCTCCAGGTTGAGGAGTGTTTTCTCCATTCCCTTCTTGCCAGCACCGGCATCATTTTCCCCTACGGCCCAAATCTCTTTCCCTGTGAGGGGCATCTGTTTAAGCTCTTCCATGCCCCCGCCAGCAGAAGGCCGACCAATAGCCATAAAGCCGAGATCCAAGGCAGCAAGTACATCTGATGCACCTTCAACAATAAGTATGGGCAGATCTGTTTCTGGAAGAATGGTTTGGTTATGTAAAGAATTTTTGGTCCCGGATTTCTGTAAATGCAGGAAGCCAGATTCGGAAATAGGACGAACTGACCCCTCTTTAATACGACTACAGAGCACCGCAGAAGGATCTTCCGGGTTATCCGAGCTAACCATACACCAATCCGGCTTTCCACAAATAGGACATTCAATACCGGCTTCTTGTATTCGCACCCAATGAAATCTCCCCGCTTCATATCGTTTTTCTCCTTCTAAGGCGTTTTCGTTATAGGGGTAGATCAATCCCCGCTTTGATCCTTTGGCCATCCACTTTTTACCGTCCATAGTCCTGAATGGGAGACCAATAATCTCCCCTTTGTGATTACGTTCAGCGAACACCCAGACCTGTTTACCAGGATAGAATCCGACTTCTAATTGCTGGAGGGATGAGATCTTACATCCGAGGTCTTCAGCGAGAGCTTCGAGCATAACGGGGAAGATGTTCTGTTTGTATATTTCAAAATCTTCGGCGAATGTCATTTAGGTTCCTCAATCCTCATCCAATGAGTAACCGTAAAACCTTTCGCTGATCCCATAGCCCACCCATCATCATCAATCCACGATTGACAAAAATCTTCATTATCATTGCTATATTTTACCCAAACTAAAACCTCTTCATGTTTAACGGGCATTTCTTCAAAACAATTTATCCATTTCATTATTGATCTCCAAAATAGGGACGGGATAGTCGCAAATTCCATTTATACATATCTCATCACATATCCCGCCCCCTCCAATTCAAACGCTCGATCCTCACGAGGATTCGGCGTGTTAGGTCAGTTTATCCCCATGAATCCTTCACAGCCACAGTTCTCACAGGTTATTTCCTGAAGGAATTTCTGTATTGTTGTGCCTTTAGGAACTTGGAATTTCTTTGAAGTATGTACCCCCAAATGATCGTTAAACCCTTCAGTTGTTTGTTCTCCCGGCACATGGTGACAATTACGACAGACTATACTGATCTCGTATGTCTCTTCCATTAGAATTTCCCCACTTCATCTATGACCTGATTGGCTATTACACTCCATTGCTCCTCTGTGACATCTTCATCAGGCGTCTTATCCCCGGCGATTTGATTAACAGCACCATTCCAACTTGCTTGTAATTGTTCGTCGTCGCAATTATCATTTTTCATTTCGACTGTAAACTCCCATGCTTGCTGTTTGGTCATCCTGTTATTACCCCCAGAGTTCTCTGAAACTGCTGGTGAAGGAGTAGTTGTTCGTTTCGGTGGCTGGGGTCCATCTGCTTTCCTGGCGTTTTTAATCTTTTCTGATTTAGCCTTCAAGATCGCCTGCTTGTCCTCTGGTGTCGGGGATTCTGGCTTCTCTTCATTAGCTTTAGCAAGTTCGGCGGCTGTAGCTTTAGGTGGCTTCTGGGCAGGCGGTGTAGGTCTCGTACTCTTCTTGGCCGGAACTGTAGCGGCAACTGCCGGTTTACCAGATGACTGTAATAGTAAGGCCATCGCAGTATCCAATTTCTTCAGATCCCCCGCACCGAGCGAACGCATGAGATTACTGGGGTCAGCATCGAACACATCGATATTAGCAACCTGGAATGGATTTTTATCGGCGTACTCAGGATCGTTATCAATGATCCTGACCTGGCCTTTGATCTTAGAGTAATCATCGTTAGCGAGAATTTGAAAAGACTTGCCATCCCAGTTGAATACTTTCATAACCGCTTCGTGGTGAAAGGTCGGTCCGAACTTCTTAGTCTTTTTATTAACGCCGAAGAGGTATAGATAGGCTGATACTTCTACATCATACCCCGACCAATCGACCCATTCCCCCTCTTGTTCATCGTAAAATGCACTAAGGTGTAGCCGCACATTAAACGATACATTTTTAACTTCTTTAGCTTTTTCATCGTATTTTGCACCTACTCCGGCTTCGAGTACCTTGTCGAAGCGGAAAGTCCCCTGCCTGTCTACACTATTAGCCATAATTAATTTCTCCAAATATGTTTCCAAGATTTTTTGTTTACAATACACGATACATTACTGATAGTGATATTAAAATAATCAGCCAGTTCTTGCTGTGTGTTGGCACCATCGTGGTAGGCATTAAAGATTAATCTAACATCTCGTTCTGTTACTTTAGAATAACTATTCGCTTCCCCTACATTTGTACGGGTTCCATGCTTAAACGCATCTAAAGTATTTTCTCTTACTGTACCCCAACATAAATTAGTAAACCTATTATCTCGTTGGTCGCCGTTTAAGTGCCTACACACCATACCTTTAGGGCACGGTCCAGCATAGGTTTCTAAGACTAAACGATGAACATGGCGGCTTTTGCGTTTTTTGTTATGACAAAGCCATACTTGTAAATATCCTCTGGAGTTTATCGCTGAACGTAAAAACCTTTTTGATATGCGAGACCACACTTTACCACTTTTGGTGATAGAATAGTCAGGATAATCCCTTATACTAACTCTCATGGTTTAATCTCCTTTACGTTTAATTAGTTTAAGTTCTCTGAGAGTGAAGCAACATTCATTCCTGTTTCTCCGTATTACTACATAACAATGTGGTGCATTGCCAGGGTTATATTTCGTTATCTTACCACGATGTCCTATCTTGAAATCGTCACTAAGGGGAAATTCTTCACCCCCCAAATCCTTTATAACTTCAACCGTATCTCCTATCTGAAATTTACGTGCCATGTTATTTAGCCTCCACTTTAATTTTTACTGGTGTTACTAACGTATCATCCATTATCATACCGCATTCAAGTTTGGGATCAACTATTCCGTCGGAAATACGAACCGCATATTTAAGGTCGTCCTTCAGATAAAGACACCGTCTATACCTAAACTTCGCTCCTGCTTTAAGGTCTCCAAATTTTACTTTCTTCTTCATTATTTTCCTCACTTTCTGCTGGATTAAGCATAACTTCTAATTGTTCGTCAGTTATTATACTACGTTTATGTTTTTCCCGCATGATTAACCTAACCATCGCATCACGCATGATGGCTTCACATACAGCGCGTTTGCCGATGTCTCCATGACACCACTTATATTTCAGTTCACTACCACAAGGGCATAATTCATTTCGACCCGGTTCTTTACCGCCTTTAATCGTTACTGTTGGATTCATTCTTCCCCCAATTCTCTTAAAATAGCATCTCCTATTTCAGTCGCTTGTGGGTCTGTCTCTTGTTTATATGCCCATTCCAAAGCGGCTCGCCATCCTTCTTTTCTTTTTGATGTACAGCTACCGCAACCGCTACCACTCGGACATTCAGTATCTGTTCGGGAACAATAATTATCTTCCCATATTTGATACGCTTTCATTCCTCTGCCTCCAATTCCTGCTGTATCTCTTTAGGCCATTGATTCAGATGATGCCATGCTCCGCAAGCACACGGCCCCTCAATCATATCGCAAGCATCGGGGCACTGACCATTAAAATGTTTACCAATTCTCTCTGGGGGCATTGGTATCAATCCATTTTTCCACCTTTTCATTCCTCTACCTCCACATCACGCCAAACCCTATCAAATAAATACCGCCATATTGCATCATCCCCCGGATGAGAGAACGAAATAACAGGAAACTCACTGGGAATAGTACGACTTTTTGCCTTAAAATGGGGTCTTCCATGTACCCGTACAACATGTTCTCCAGTGCTGGCTGCTTTACCTTCTGATGCCTGTATGTCGCCATAATCTATTTTGAGAACATGGTCAGCCCACTCATCGTATAAACTCCATACAGCGGGAACGTTATCATTTTTACCATGAGCTTTTTGAAGCTTAGGTACATCACAAAGATAATTTTCACCGCCGCTGTTAGCAATCTCAACTTGTTGCATCTGACATAGAATGACTACATTCACTCCCCTGCGTATCAAGGTATCAAAATCAGCAAGCGGAAGTTTCATGGTGTCATACAAGTGACGATATCCCTTACCATACCCATAGTCTTCAATGCGTTTAATTGTTTTACCTTTTTCGTGGAGGATATTATCTAAAGTCCACTCCAAACCAGTATCCTCAAACGCTGTACCAGTATCAAGTACGAAACTATCCCCAGCTTTAAGTAGACCTGGTTGATGGCATACAGCCCGGACATCATCGAAGGTTTCGCAACCTGGAATATGTATCAGTCGTTCACCCGTTATAGGGTGTAGGATCTTGTCACTACCCCCTTTGAAATCAGCGAACTTAGGATTAGGCAGCATCGCGGCAAGAGTAGTTTTACCCATACCCGAATCGGCATACAGAATAATACGTTGACCTTCTTTATCGGTGTCCCATGTAGCAGCCTGGAAGTTTTTAACCGGTGTCGTTTTCGGTGCCTGTCTTGTCGGCGGTGTTGGTGGTTTAGTGTTTCTTACAGGTGGTTTAACCATTATAGTTTCTCCTTAATGTTATATAAAAATTCAGCGTCTATTAGGTAAGCGTCTGGTTTACACGTTGCGGCCATAATAGCTATTAAATAAATTACTTGTGGTTCACAATGAGTAGAATGAATATAAAGCATGAGAAATCCATCGCTGGTCTTAAATACATCTCCATGCTCCCATTTATGCTCAGGCTGGAATTTATCCAGCACTTTTTGAGCGTCTTCTTTTGTAGGAAAATATTCAGGCGTGTCGAATATGCTTCCGTCACTGTGTAGAAAGTTGTTAATCCCGTCAAGAACATAGAAAGGACAAAATTGTAAGGTATTTTGTTTTATCTTAAACATTATTTCTCCTCCGAAAAGATTAGCCGCATACCTGGCGGCACGTTGTCTGCCGATATTTCGATACCATTATAACAAAATGATAGATATGGACATTTATATTTTGCCTCACACTGGTGCTCGTTACCATACCAATGACCAGTTTTAATCATGTTCTGTATTGTTCGATAGATATTATAGAGTTCCCACTCGAATGCTTCCATCTCTTTATCGGTTCTGCTGAGTTCCACACATCGGAAATAAAACTCAGGACGTTCTGCGATGTCAGCCAACAATCGAGCACCGTACATTTCAGGAGTCTCGCGGATGGCGAATGTGTCTTCTTTCTTGCCGGGTTCATAATCAGCAAGGATACCATTAATTATAATGATATTGTTCCCATTCTCATCTTGCTGTAATTGTCCGTAATATTCTTGTTCTGGGTCTAAAACATGAGTGATTCTAAACTCCTGCCCCATATACTCACCAGTCTCTACGAACTTCTTACTTTCAGCCTGGGTGAGCTTCTTTGGCTTGATCGTAGGTTTGTGCATCACGTCATACAGAATCGAATTAATCAGCGGAGCATCCCGCCTGATTTTCCAAGGTTCAAGTAAACCGTCAAGTTGAAGCCTACGTGCTGCATATAAATAAAGTGTAGTCTGAGTGTCAAGATTCAAATGACCCCAATAAGACGAATCAGGATCGACTGAATTACTTGTAGATTTATGCTCTTTAATTGCAAACTTATCACTCAGGTTAATAATCTTGTCTATGCAACCGACGAGCTTAACGCCCGGTAGAGCACGCCCGGTCTCTGGATTAAGGAGTGATAACTCAAATCTCTGCTCTCGTGTCACTACTTCTTCCTGCTGATCCTCATAGTACCAACGATAACCTGATAACATATACAAGAGTTTAGTTCGTTCGATTTCTACACCATCGAAGATCTTGTCTTCATAAATTCTGTTGATTTCACGGGTCACAGCGTCCATGATATCATCTGGCAGGAAGCCCGTTCCAGCACATAAAGAACAATTAGGGTCGTTCGGCGCTTTCTTAGCACACCGTTCACACACACTTCCTGGTTTTCTCGTGCTGATGTCTAAGATGCGATGCCAATTAGACCCAATCCGTTGAGCTTCAGTGTCTTCGTCCGGTCTGATGCCCAGATGATACGCGTTCTTGAATCTAATAGGACAGCTTTTGAACGCCGCTATCGCACTGGCCGATAGGTGTAGTTTTCGTTTCATATCAACTCCTTAAAATAATATTCTAATTCAGATAATCCATGTACTACTAAATAAATACCATTATTTTTTCTAATATTTTCTAATCGCTTTTGCTGACCTTTACTAAGACGACCACCCTTACCTTTTTTGCACTCAATCTCAAAATGAACTCCGTTGGATAAAATGCCTATGATATCACCCGCTCCCTTAATACCATAAGTGGCATATCCGTAACCAAAGTCACCGGCACCGACATCATGTCGATTATGAAATACATGATGAAGCCGTAACCATCGCAGACACTCAACGAGCACTTCTTTTTCCGGCAGATCAGGCACCGGCACTACCGGCTTCGTCTGGATACTCCCGTCCTTAGCCCCGAATCGTTTCACCGGCTTGCCATCGCGGATGCATTTGAAGGCATCATATTGGTCTTTGATTTTATCTGTTTTTGTTCGATGTTTTACCACCTGAACACCTTAAATGGAGGAGTAAATTTGGTATTTTTAAGGGCATCCTTAAGTTTATCTAATAACTCGGTATCAACTGGGGGATTATGGCCCATATAATATTCATGCCAACGATCATAAGCAGTTTTTACCCGTTCATCTTGTATGTAATTATCGTGACTACCTATGATAAATTTCTGGGGGTTTTTTACCAACGTAGTCGGGGCCACGACAGCCGCTGCACAGACGACACCTACTCGTTTTAGGAATTGTCTTCGGTTCATTTATATAACCTTACAAATTCATAACTCTCGTGGTTAAATACGTCCATGAAAAATTCTTTTGGAAGATCCTGAATTACAGTAAGAACAACTCCAGAAATCGCTTTAGAGAACCATTTATTGTACTTTTTTTTTAAGCCGCCATGCTTTTCGTTTATGTCCGCCTACTAATGCCATCAATATAACCTACACCCTTTTGCCATTATTGAATACCACTCAGGATATTTTGTTTTACATACTACCAAAGCTCGATTTGTAATTTCTATTATTTCTATAGTTAGCGGCTCAAACATGAGCCTTACGGGATTATGGCCCATCTGTTCTATCTCTATCATTAAAGGTAGCCAAGCTCTAATATGATCTTTTATTTTTTGAAGCATTTGAACCGCCCCCAGAACTTCGCTTCTTTCCTGTGCGACTCAATGTAGTGGGTGTATGCACCATCTAAAAAAGTTCGGAACACCGCAAGACGTTTTCTGCGTTTCCACCAATATATTATTTTTTGAAGCATGGTGAAATATCACCCTCCACGTCTAATGGTAACCCCGCCGCCCAGTCCGGACCAATTTTCATAATCTCGAACATTTTCTGAAGACTCTCCTCGGCTCGATGTTCAGGTACACATCCTACGATTTCGTCGTACGAGTGAAGTATTATCGGTATCTCTTGTCGTTCACATTCAAGTATCCACCCAGCGAGTAGGTCACGGCAAATGCTCTGGATGATATTTTCCGTAATAGACCCACCCCACAGATGTCCGTGAATATATTTAATCTGTCCCTTAGTGTCAACAGAGGCATGACGATAGAACAATCGCCGACTTGATGGTAACTGGATGATCGTAGTTGATCCTTCTTTCCAGAAATTTAGAGTCGTTTCCCCCTTAATCCCAGAATTAATGTCGGGGATGCAATATCCTAATTTTTCGTTCGGATACTTCGTCACCCAACGGAAACATTTCTCTACAGCCTTCCAGAATTTAGGAATCTGAGCATAAGTTGAACGGTATAGCTTAATCATTTTGTCGATAAAATCCCAATCATACTCACCAGAATCAAAGAGAGGTCGAAGTAACTCATTTTGACGACAAAGGTTATAAGAAGTAAGAGACCCAAGACCATATCCTGCACCCAGAACGGTATCTTTTCCAAAACCCCTTCTGGTTTTAGCAAGAGCACCTTCAGGTGTTTTTTCTTCCTCTGCTGACGGTTTCCAAACTTTCTCTTGAAACAACTTCATAGCAAATTTAGAGTAAGGATCACCACCTGTTCTGAAGTCTTCCACAAGATCATCTTGTCCGGCAATCCACGCCAACAACCGTGCTTCGATTTGAGCAGAGTCAGCAATAGGAAGTAGGTATCCTTTTGGTGCAAGTAATGTATTTCTTACTTTACTAATTAAGGGATGTATTAACTTACCCTTATTGCTTCGACCTTTACCACCAAGATTAAGCGGATTCCATTTTTGTGTACCCGAATGTCTCCCAGTATGAGCACCATAATATTTAAGGGGGATATGAACACCATCACCAAAACATCTGGTCTGTATGATAAGATTCTGTACTTTCTTTTGATGAATAGGCCAACTGGAACAGGCTGCTTTAGCTTTGCATAGATTACGAATCCGTTCATCAGAATGAGCAAGAAGTAATTGAAATCCAACATCTTCACTGGCCAGAGCAGGAATGGCTTTTGGTGTTTTACCTTTGCCTTGCTTCATCGGCACGATTTCATCTTCCGGTAGGATGTCGGCAAGGATCTTCGGAAATATACTTCTGGCCCGGAGAAGTTCTTCGACTGTTTTCTTTTTCTTTGTAGCATATTCTTCAAGTATCCACTGCACTTTAGCCAAATCATTAAAAAGTTCCGTTCCCATGCCAATTTCTATGCTATTCGCCATCTCCACATCAAGCTGAAACGTGGGTTTGAGATACAAGTTCAAGGTGTGCTGCATTAACGGAAGCTCGATCTCAGGGTTGTCGATCATTGGTAGAAGAATCTCAAGCAACTGATATTCGATGTCAACATCCCCCAGACAGTATTCTTTCATGGCCGTCCAGTCTATATCAACACAGTGCTGCCCTTTGAACTGACTGGTATCGCCTTTAGCTGGGAGTTTGAAAAGTTTAGCGAGCGAAGCAAGGTCATGCTTCATTCGGGAATCGTAATATCTGCTGAGATCTTCGATGTCGATGACATACGGCGGATAAATTCCGAACTTCTGTGCCAAGATCAAAATATCGAATTTGGTGTTTTTCGCTATAACTGTCACGTTATGTAATGCAACTCCATATTTAGCTTGTAGTCTCTTGATGGCCCATGGAACTTTAGGGCCGGGAATAAACGTAGACGACTCATTGTTGATTTTGATACCGAGGCCCAACAAACTAAATCTGGGATCAGTGATGTACTCAATGATGGACATTTTTTTAAGAGAATACTCTTGATCGAAGAAACACTCGAAGTCAAGGACTAAGGTATTCTCTGGGTAATCAATGGTTTGTAGTATTTTGGTTAGGGTCATATTAGCCACTGTAAGACGATAAAACCTACCACACCTGCTGTTTGAAGAATAAAATTTATAGCAAATATTGAGGTTTTATGTATCGCCTTTGTTATATTAACAAAAGTAAACAAAACACCTATGAACAAACAAATTATTTTCAAGATCATCATTTCGTTACCCTTCCGTTTCTTTTTATCAACTCTTGTTTCTTGAGTTTCTCATATCGCCTGTCGAATTCCTCAAGGGTAATCCTGCCCTCTGCATAGTCCCACCTTAGTAGTTGTTCTTCTCTGGTGGTCTGATACGGTTTTTGACGTTCGTTAATCATTGCTTATTTGAAATTACTGTCGTGATATTTCTCGCCGCGTCCACATTGCATCGGCTCAACGTAAGGGATACCGTCAATAATCATAGCAGCACTAAGAACGCTCCGCCTTTTATTGTTATCAGCGTAGGCAAAAGCCAAAGCCTTATCGTCACAACCAGCCCCAGTATCACAGGCAAATATTCGGCGGATTGGATTAACGTAATACTTCATCCCTGACGCAGTATGGTTGTGGCCCATTACGACCGACATGAGTAGTTTCCGTACAGCATTACACGCCGGATATTCCCCACCCTGCCCAGTTCCATGATAATAATACACATCGTCAATGATGTGGCCCTTCTTCCACCTCCAGGTTGACGCCCCCCAGTTTGTTTTATAGCTTTTTAAGTAAACATCTGGGATGCCACGTTCTCTGGCAACACGGATTACACGTTCATCGTGATTCCCAACTGTCACTATCGCTTTTGGAAATTTGCGATGCCAACGCTGTACTTGTTTCTTAGCCTGTTTATATTCTTGTAAAGCTCCCGGCATATCAGGGTGTTTGGTGTGAAAAGACACTGCATGAGAATCAACCACATCCCCAATGAAAACTACAGTATCACAATCCCATTGTTCATAAAGGTCACAACAAAATTGAAAATAACCTTTACGTTCCCAAGGAATATGTAAATCTCCAATACAGAGGACTCTTGCCATTATTTTATCTCCAACAATTCTGCCAATATCATATCATTAGCTTCTTCAAATGATTTGAACTCCCGATGTCTATTGTTCCAAGGACGTGGGGCCAGAACAGCATATCCACCACCATGCCGGAACTTTTGTACGTTTGAATCCTGGTCGTCTATCAAAATAATTCCAGGTGCTGCGTAATCTTCTTTAGTTTCACCAGGTTCTAAAAGCAGCATCCTTTTATCGTGTGGGACAGCAAAACCATGTCGTTCGAGCCATTTTCGTTTGCCATCAAAAACTGCGTCAAAATCACCAGTAGGTGTAGTCAAAAACCTTACATCAAAATGGCAAATTAATGTTCTATAAAACTTTTTTGCATTTGGAAGCACAGACAAATTTTGCCAAAAACTCGCAGTGCTACCCACAAACCTTACCTTGGACCAAAGTAGGTTACGTTTATCCTGTAGGTATTTAATATAATCCCACAATCCCAATGGAAACGGGTAATCTTCGTTTGAGAATTGTATGTCGAATGCTTTGCACACTCCCGCAGTAAAATCTGCAATAACACCATCCATATCAAGCCAAAGTTTTTTCATGTTTTTCCTTCTTAATATAATAAGCCATCATACCTATCCATAGAATATTCATTGCGACAATAAGTAAACCGCCTATAAGACTTGCCCACTGATTAAGAAACGGATAATAATATATATTCCAAAAACCCCATGCAGCAAAATAACCAGTTGCTATAAAGCTAACGCCCCTAACTTTTTTATCTTTATGTAGTTTAAGACAATGAAGCATTACAAATATACCACCACATAATTCAAATAACCCGTTTATGTTATCCTGCCATATCAATAACCTCCCGGTACTGGCTTAGTACGATCTGCACCTGTTTCGTGATCTATGGCGGCGTCATAATTTTCCTCATCAAGTAGTAGTTTAAGCAGATACGCCTTGGCGTTAAAGATAATCGCGTTTAAGCTATCCTTAATCGGTTGTTCGCTCTTATATCCCCGATGTGCTAACCGTACATCTACAACATGACGGCAAAGTGACTTAATACATACATCTGTATGTTTGTCGCCAAATAAACTCTGCCAGTTATCACTACCCCGCAACCCATTCGCCGTCTGGCGGTGCTTGTTCAGGTATTGAGCATAGCATTCATCTATCAAAGGATTGTTGAACCCTTCAAAATCTAATTTGTTCACACTGTCATCACGGGTCGCCCCACCTGCAAATTTCTGCATAGTTTTTCTCCTTGTTTTCTTACTGTTATTAATCGTTCTCGCCCCGCTGCACGCAAAAGCAAAGCACGTATTGCCTGTCGTTTTTTAGGGATAGACAAATATGGCCATAACAAACCTATCGCCTTTCTAATGTCTAAAGTTTTCATAATTAAAAATTGATGCTGATTTGTTTCTCTGCCTCGCAATGCCTTTACATATATTTTACCCACCCCGATCACCGCCTTAAACCTTTCAAGCCGTTCATCAACGCACCCGTTATAATCCTTTTGACCAATACTAAACTGTATTCGCGTGTATAGATGCCCATTGTTGGAAGTGCACGACATTGAACCTTCCCCATCATAGAAACCTGCCGCCCACGCCAATTCATAGCTCATATCGTGACCTCCAGTTAGAAAGTAAGCCGGTAAGCAATCCATCGCTTTTACATAGATGCTGGAAAACAGCTTCAGTGGTGCTTGACCGGCTTTGGTTAGAATCGGTGTATTATTTCGTTCTCATTAATTGCATCGATATTAATTGCCCTATTCGGATTCGCAGTAATTATCTCAGTGTATCCCATTTTCTTTTTTACGTGTTGGAGTCGTTCTAAAATAGCTTTTTCTGTCGTTCCCATAATCTCTGCTATTTCTGCACAAGTTTGACCGCCAACATACCAGCGACCCCAGGCTTCTGCGTTTTCTTTTGAAAGGATCGGAAACAGTTGGGGGGTGTTCTTCTTTAAGTTGGTAAGGTGTTTTTGTACCATCCGTATAGATATTTCTAATTTCTTAGCGGTCTCTTCTTCAGTTAACCCTTCGAAATCGTGATGTCTGCAACGATATACTGCTTCCTGCTTTTCTGTTATCAGACGTTTCATTTAACACTTCCTTCTATAAGTATGCACCAGCTACTCCCTTTACGAACGTATTATTCAATTTTTCTGAAAAAATATTCATCAGCTCCACTTGCCCACCACCTTTTTATCATGGGAGATAAGCCATCATTAACTCGACTGTGAGTTTCTCTATTTTGACTGATACCGCTAACCATACGATATTCTACCGCTAACGAATCCCAACTAAGTGCCCTATTCGGATTCGCAGTAATTATCTCAGTGTATCCCATCTTTTCTTTAACACGTTGAAGTCGTTTTAAGATAACATCTTCTGTCGTTCCCATAATCTCTGCTATTTCTGCACAAGTTTGACCGCCAACATACCAGCGACCCCAGGCTTCTGCGTTTTCTTTTGAAAGGATCGGAAACAGTTGGGGGGTGTTCT